CCGATAGTAGGAATCTCTTTTGCAGGAATATTGGTCATCTGGAACTCTTCAGATACGTAAGCAATTTTAGCAGCATCAGTAGGAATAGCGTCAACCTTTACATACTGAATGGAGCCGTCAGCCATAATAGCTTTAACGTCAGCATAAAGAACGTCAAGACCATTTTCAGCAATATACTGAATACCGTTAGTCTTAACAGTGAGAGCAGGAGTAGCGCCAGTCTCAACTACAACCTGAGAGGTGTAGTTCATACGAGCTTCGTCCATCTCTCCAAGGCCGAATACGCTGCTAAGCTCTCTACCCTGCATACCGTTCTTATCGGTAAGCGCTACATATTTTAGATATGCAACAGATCCAGAGTAAGAAGTCATAGGATGAACGATAACAAGATCGTTAGCAATAAGGGAAGGAACAGCGATATTGGTGAGGTTCAAGCAGAACTTCTTCCAAGCGCCGAGGTCAGATCTCTGAGTAGCTGCAAGACTGTTGTCTAGATTCATGCTCTCAGTCATCCAACGATTAGTATTGTCTAAAAGTACAGCAGTAGTAAGCTGTGTATTAGCAGAGATTGCCTTACCGTCGAAATTCTTAGCGACATAAGCTTCAGCAACCTTAAGCTGTCTTGAATAAGTTTCAAGTAGGTTCTGTCTCATTTTAATTTCTCCTATTTTATTATAAATTATATAAGTTATTTTAGGCCAGCGAGCTCTAGCAAGTCATCGTCAATATCATAGCCTCCAGTATACTGTTGAGTTACAGATTCTTTTAGCTTAATTTTAGGTGTACCTTGTGCTCCGATACCTAATCCAAATGCTGGTCTTCCAGCAGCGAGGAGTGTTTCGCAAACCTGGTCAACATCCTCGAGGGTATAACCCTCATGAAGTTTACTAGTTATATCACGCGTGCTCACTCCGAGCATTGTTGCTTTAGAGGCAATGTAGTGTTCAACTACGGCGATATACTTTTGCTTATATGCTTTGGCCACAGTTGTTGCATCACGTGTATTTTTACGTGCTACTTCTACCTGCTCCCTAAGTTCTTGCTCAGTAGCTTCCGCCTCATTTTGCACAGTAATTAAACGTTCCTGAAGCGTCTTTACTTCTTTATTAGTCTTTTCAAGACCTTCAGTTAACTTAACTTTTGCCTTTGTTTCAAGGCCACGAATAGTTTCATCTTTAGCATTAAGCTGCTCAGTAAGGCTTGTGACCTCTTTTTGTAGCTTATTAGATTTAGATGCAAGTTCGCTCACTCTCATAAAACCAGTCTTGTACTTTTGAAGTTCCTCTTTTAATCTCTCAACTTCGGCATCGCTGACTGTCTGTCGACCTTTAAGGGACAAGACTTCTTCTTCAAGTGCATCCTTTTGACGTACCATTTCCTTTAGGCTTTCAATAACTTCCTCATCTCCATCATCAATGGCCTCTTCAGAAGCATCGTCTGCTTCAGGTTGGTTTTCTTCTGGTGAACTTTCTTCTTTATTTGCTTCGGATTCTATATCCGTTTCTTTATTATCACTTGTTTCCAAGTTATAATTAAAACTAATCTTTACCTTGCCTTCCTCTTCATCGTCAAGAACAACTTCAGTAATAGTTAGAACATTCTTGTCAATTTCTATAGGGTCAAATTCCACAGCAAGGTCTTTATCAAACTCAGAGAAGTTATCAACTAAAGCGCCAATAGTAAGATCTGAGTCTTCATCAACTTCAGTTTCAACTTCCTCCGCATCAGTAGCTTCTATTTCTTCTATATCAGTCTCTTCACTATCTGTTTCAGTTTTAGCTGCTTCTTCTAGCCCTTCCTCTTCAGGCTCTTCTTCCTTAGAAGGCTCTTTTTCTGTATCAGTAGGATCTAATACAGGCTCAATTTCCTCGGTATCCTCTATTAAAGGCTCTTCTCCTGGAATCCAAGGAATATCAGCATCATCCTCAAAATCAATATTCAAATCAAGGCGCTCTAAAGTTGCCTGAGCCTCTTTTCTATCATCGTCTGTCATCTCTGCAAGAGATTCACGAAGTGCAGTAGAAAGTGTTTTCTTATTACTTAAAGATTCACATACTGCTAGTCTAGCCTTTTTAACAGCTGGAAGCTGTACAATATCCCAGGTCTCTAAGAAGAATGTTTCAGGGTCAACGTCATCATTGGCCATAATATCACCAGAGCCTCGAGAGCTAATACCTGGGATAAATCCATAATCACAAAGTGTTTTTAGGAGTCGGCCGTCTTTAGTATCTAAAATATCTACATATGCATATAAATCACCATCAATTACTTTAGGTAATTCTGGAATACATGCACAGACCATTCTCATATCAGTTTCTTCTCGGTCTATTGGATGGCCTAGCTCAAGAAATAAACTTTTATTTGCAACTTTCTCACAAAAGATTTCATCAGCTAAGGCTTTACGCCACAGTTCAGCATTATAACCTCTACCATTACGTGTCTTCTCTTTTGATGTTGCAATAGGTCCCCAAAGTCGCCCAAGAATATGACGACGAGTTTTTTCTTCCTCAGACAGTGGTTGCATTTGTAAGGCTTCTAAAACTTTTGTATTTTTAGACTCCATTTGTATGTCTCCCATCTAGTCTTTTCAAAATAATACTTTATTTATCAAATAATTTAGCGAATAATTTATAATTAATTTTTAATTATTCTTCTACTTCTGTAGGCTCTTCGGTCACCTCAGGTTCGGTTACTTCAGGTTCTGAGTCGGTTTCAGTAGGTTCAGTGGGCTCAGTAGTTTCCTCTGTTGAGTCTCCGGCATCTAGAGTTCCAGGATCTTTGGGGCCGTCAGTAGAAATTTCTTCCTCAGTTTCATTAACAGATACTAGAACTGTATCTCCCTCTGCTGGAATGCCTGTAGTTGATCCTAAAATAGCATCATCTTTTACATATACGAGCTTATAACCCTCAATTTCTTCACGAGTAATACTTAGCTCTGTATCAGTGTCAGTAGGCACACGAGTTTCACTTCCAAAAAATTTGCCATCTTTTTCATAGATGAGTTCATAGCCGTTTGTAAATTTCATTAGAAAATCTCCTTATAATTCTATATGTTTTTACCGGCTAAGCGTTATGCCCAACCGAATCAATTAATTTAGCGAATTAATTTTAGTAATAAAAAAGAAGAGGTCAAAACCTCTTCTTTTCATTTTAAATTAAATCTCTTCGTCCTGAGATATATTCCATTACCAATAAGTCTGATTTGATTATTCTTAATAAAGCAATACAAGAATCTAAGTCACCCGTTTTAAAATATGTATTTAGTACTCTTGAAATTTCTTCCGCTCTGGCTTCTTTATAAAAAGCTAGCGGATGAGCTAATTTATTTCCATATAAAAGAATTTGGGTAAGTAAACTTGAAAGCGTAGTAGTAATTTCTTTTGGATCTGAAATTTCTCTTACGATATTAGTATATAGAGGAGATTTATTTTTGTTATGGCTTTTACGTAGTACTTCATAAAAATGACTAATTTCAAAGCCCCTGTTTTGGGCGATAAATCGTAGCACCTCTATTGGTGGTTCTTTTGCTAAAAACATTTTTTTAATATAAATGTTAGCTTCAGAAATTCCGCTATCCTCAAGTTTTACGAGAATAGATAAACAATCATTTTTAGTAATCATATAGTTTTCCTTTACAATTTATATTTACTTAATTATTCTCTGTAAAATCTATTTCATTATCTGCTTCTTCTGGTGTAGGCAGGTCATCACTTTCAAAAATAAATTGGTCTTCCACTAGAGTTTCCGCTCCACCATGTGAGGTAAAGCCCTCAGCAGCTAGCTCAGAGTCTGGCATAGCTGGAAGCTCTTCTTCCTCTGTAGTATCAATTTCATCTGTTAAAGTCTGGTCATCTGATTCTAAACTATCTTCACCTGTAAGCTCTGCTTCTTCAGCTGCCTTAGCAGCCTCTTCTTCAGCTGCTTCAATTTCTTTTTGAACAGCTTCAAGTACATCTCCACCGATTTCAATAGTTGTTAACAACGATTTAAGAATTTGTAGGCGTCTAGCTTTATTTTCTACATCAGTAAATAAGCTATTAACGTTACTTAAAGCTGATACTTTATTAGTAAAGCTTTCACGATAACTAATTTCTTCTTGTGTCAATGGAGCACGCATCTTTAATGTAAAATTATTTAAAAATGCTTTACAGCCTCTATCCAATAAAAATAGATTAATAGCATCAGTAATCATTTGAAGGATACAGTTTTGTACTCTTTTTACACCTTTAGAATAAACACTAGAAATAACAGTTAGAGCAGCTCCACCATTGAAGCCCGCCCCATCATCAGTCCAGCCAAAATATTGCTTTGGAATACCGAAAGAAGAATAAAATTTATTGTTCCACCAGTCCAAATCTGTGAGCTGTTTAGGATCAAAATCTCCACCTACAGATTCTACAGTAATCGCACCTTGGCCGTTATGAGTAGCATAATAAATAAAGTTTTCTACTGCACCTGGATTATTGTATTCTGAAAAAGCTTTATCTGTATTATAAGCTGCCTTCTGTTCAAAGAGCTCTTTAACTCTTCGTAAGGTAGCTTGTACTTGTTCCTTGCTCATATCTCCAACTTCAACACCGACTTTTCTTACAATACCTGATCTAGTAATACGGCTAAGGAGCACGGCTGATTCTAATAAAGCCTTTTCACGCCATATTTTGTAAGCATCATAAAGTAAAGATTTACCACGTTTTACTGTATAAGTATAAGTTTCTGCAGTAGTACCTTCTATTTCTGCGTTCTGTGTTTCATAGAAAAGGTCGACAGTTTCAGGAAATCTTGAAATATTATCCTCAAGACAGGCATGTACAAAATCATCTGCTTGATATACATTAACGTCAGCAGATTTTAATCTAAAGTTATATGTACCTGTAACTGACTCACCAGAGTATGCAGTAATGGCATCTAAATTAGTTAATTCATTTGGTACT